GGAACATCATTGGTTTCGACACAAGGTGGACAACTACAGAAGCAAAAGCCACACGTTTGACACTTATTACTAGGAGGTTGCATCATAGTTTCTACTATTTCAGCTTGAAATTCATAATGTCGCTTGGAAGCAACCTGAACCCACTCCAAATATTCAGAAACACCAATATCTTTCATGACTTTGTCTTTGTAAATCAGAGGAACTAGTTCATACTTATTGAGTGGTGACCCTGGATGTTGAGGGGCACCTACCAAACAAGTGCGAACGCCAATAAGCCAAATATCTGGGTCTTTACGTAATCCAAATCTTTCACGAACCTTTTCCGAGTCTAACTTTCCATCAGTTTGAAATTCAGGTTTAACATCAACACTCACATGGTAAAGACGACGTAGAATGGACTCTGGTTTCTCAGAATAACTATGAGCCATCAACGACTCTACATTTGTAGTTACCATCACCAACCATGGATGCAAAGCTACCTTACCTTTCATAAATGCTTCAGCCATGGGAGCCAAAAACAAAGCATTATTGATAGTCTGAATCAACCTATAGCAAGGAGAAAAGTCCATAAAAGTAGAAACAGTGTTTGCGAAGTCATCGAAAATAATAACATTAGTAGATGAGCGAATATTTGACGCATATTTGTCGTTATCTCCCCAAGTAGCTACACGCTCCGGGGAAATATCAAAACCATTATACATACCAACAGCTTCAATTGTAAGTTGGCACAATGTACTTTTACCTACACTAGTGTTACCAAATAGAGAAATGGCAAACGGTGCTTTCCGCAAACCGCCTCGTGTTCTAACTTGGATAAATTCATTACGCCAATCACGCAGGCGATCCAAGCGGTCAAGAAAATATTTCTTTTCAACAGTTAAAGTCTTAGAAATCTTCTTAACAACTTTGCTGCCTTGTTCAATGACACTATCAAGAAGTACTTCATAGTCAGTTTCACCAATGTCAGCATGTTCCTTCAAATTTCCTGTAAGAGAAAAACCATGAATGTCGCGAATACGGTTATAGCCTTTCTCAAACTCAGCAACATCGTCTTCCGAAGAGAAAAACGCAGATACTTCACCTGTTTTGTATACCATCCAACCACCTTCAACAAATCCTATAACAGTCGTGAACAATACGTCACACAAATCTGCGCATTGAATCTGTTGTTTGGTTACGATGGGTTCAAAAAGTGTAAGTTTGCCAACTTTAAAAGTAAGTCCACTGGCTTCACACAATCCAAGTGAAACAATATAATTTATCAATTTTAGTGCATTTTGGACATTATTGGTTTGTTTAACACGCTTCCAATTTTGCAAAGCATCTTTGATATCTTCAAGCCATGTATCGGGTGATCCGGATTGTTCAATAAGAATATCCATATCACCGCTAACGTGTGGGGCAATACTAGTTTTAAACAACGCATAAACATGTCCTAATAGAGATTTCTGGGTGTGTGCCTGAGTATAAGATACAACAGCAGCAACTACACCTTGCTTATCTTTACTCGAGATAATACTCTGTCTCAAAGCCAGCAATAATGTGGTTTCCCTTGCAATAAAATCAGGAGTTACAAATGCTGGCAATGAACCAGATTGGGGCTCCATAGTGGGTACTTTTTGAGATAGATAATAAATAATATACAAAATAAAAACATAAATACAATTATACGTAAACGCAAAATATAAAAAGAACAAACAATATAAATATACAGTGGGAAGAAATGTAATAGTGCCGGATTGTTCCTCCATGACCTCATGATCAATTGAATCATGTAATGGGAAACTAAAACCTTGCTTAAGCAGAGGCCAATGTTGTTCAAAAATTTTCTTAAATTGGGCTCGCTTCTTATTACTTAGTTGAGAAAAAGGATAGATTCCCTCCGTAGAGGGCTGTTTTGCTCCTTCTTGAGACATCACAGTTTGTTGTTGGGGGCGGATAGTTTCTTGACTCATCTTTCATAGTTATGAAATGACGAGACAAGAAAATCCACATAGTCGCCTATGTTAGATTTTCAAGTCTAATCGACACAGCATCTTTCACTCAATAAATTGAGCTTAATCAAATTAATCATCGACCATTATTCCCTGGCGAAAGGGCTGGTCTCATAATATACGTTAGCAATAATCAAAACTTATGCGCTCACATTCTCAATGAAGAGAAGAGCAATACATAAGCAAATCATACGACGCGTACTACTGAGTCTCGTCTGGGGTTGGGACCCTACCCGAAGGCGTTTCCCGAAGTTTGAACCTGTTTCGTAGTGTTCATACGCCGAATCTATGCAATTGCACGCTGACGGGGCGCTAAAATAATCATATAGACAAGTAAACTTAATCTATACATGTTGTTAATTACAACTTTAAATCTTTCGGACATTAAGCTTCCGATGCATTAGTAAGAGCTGTTTGAAATGGCATTTAACGTCTGCCAAGACAGTGAGATTAAGGACCGAAGTCCAACATCATTGAGTTTACCACAAACTCTCAGTTCTCAAATATCCATCTTGCGATGGTTTAGGGTAGTGGTGTTCCTATGGGGTGGAAGTTAGTTTAATTCTTCCATACTTAGTTAAAGATTTCAAAATAAATAAATATTTCATTGTAGGCGGACCTACAATGAAATCCAAATAATGAAAGGGCGGACCCTTTCAAAAATTGTGTTGGCAAAATACCAACAAATACCTACTCTGAACCTCATGCATGCGTGCATG